TCGCCAGCACTGGCAATATGACAGATTTCGGTGATCCATTAGGCGGTGCGTCAAGTAGTACTAGTAGATTACGTTGGGGAGCAGGATTTAGTAATAATACTTTAGGTATATTTGCTGGCGGAGAAGGTCAAGGAAATACGAGTGGGTATAAAGATCAAGTAGAATATGTAACTATTGCTACAACTGGTAATACGGCTGATTATTCTGATCTTACACAAGCCAGAGGTTATTGCGCTGGCACTTCTCAAGGACATGGAGGGCATCAATAATGCCAAGTTATTCGGGAGTATGGAGTCTTACTGCTCAGATGCAATCATTAAAATCTGGAACATGGCAAACCACTTTGGCAAGTGATATGGGAATCTGCTATGGTCATTATACTGGTACAGCAGCTACAAGAAGAGGAACACAGTATATAATGATTTCAAGCACAGGTAATGCTACTGATTATGTTGATTTAACTGATGGTTATTCGGGACGCCCAGCTGGTTGGGGAACTGCAACCAGAGGGGGAATTGCAGGCGGCAATAAATATAATGACGATAGTGAAGCAAAGACAGATAGAATTGAATATCATATAATGGCTAATCAAGGAAATCTTACATCCTTTGGTGATTTATCAGCTACAAAAGGAAATATGGCTGGTTTAAGTAATGGAACAAGAGCAGTTTTTAATGCTGGGCAAACACCAAGCTCTACTAATGTGATGGAGTATATTACAACGGCCACACTGGGCGATGTTACAGATTTCGGCGATCTATCAGCTGTTTCTTTTGGAGGTAGTTCTGCTTCTGGTACAACTAGAGGTATGATTTCTCTTGGTAATGCAGGAGGCAGTCTAGTAGATACGATAGAGTATATCACAGTGGGCTCTACTGGCAATACAACTGATTTTGGCAATTGCTCAGGCGTAGCGTATAAAGGGTTTATGGCAAATTCATCTGTTAGAATGTGTGTTGCGCTAGGAGCTCAGCCCAGCATAGTAGATACCATAGATTATTTCACCATTGCTAGCACTGGCAATGCTACTGATTTCGGCGATCTAACAGTAGCTGGTGTAGAAGATGTATGCGGTACTGGAAACGCAACTAGAGGTGTAAGATTTGGTGGTGTTAATAATCCGACAACTTATAATATCATAGATTACATAACCTTTGGCAGCGCTGGTGATGCTGCTGATTTTGGCGATCTAACCGCAGCAACAAAAGATAATGCAGCTGCATCTAATTGTCATGGTGGACTTCCATAAATACTACTATATACTATTGCAATATTTAAAATTGATTTGGAGAAAAAATGTCTAAAGACTTAATGATTACAGAACTTGAGAAGAATTTTTTAACAGTTTCGGAAGATAAGCCAGAATATAAAGTGATGGCGACTAATATTAAAGAAAAGATGCCAGCAGTTCAAAAAGCATCTTCAAATTTTTATAAGTCACACTCTCAGTTTATGAATGTTATGCTTGATGTTACTGCAATTACACCAATTCGTTCTATTAAACATTCTCTTGCTGAAGTAGAAAAAACAAGGTCAGCTCTACAAGACGCATATTTTAATGTTGAAAAAAATAAAATTGAAATAAAAATGAAAGAACGAGAGTTAGAAAAATGTGAAGATGAACTTGATGCTGAATTATTACAATTAGAGTTAACTGAAAAACAAGCTGGTTTGGTTACATCAGAAAATCATATGCAAGCAGCATTAAGAAAAATGAATTTTTTTGTTAATCAATATGAAAGCATTATGGACAAATTGGGAAAGTCGGAAATAACTGAAGAAGAATATGAAATAGAGGAGTGTAGATATCATATTATGACCTGTATGAAACAGGCTTTAAATGCTGCACGTTCTCATAATGGAATAATTGACGAAGGTAATCTTATATATCTTTTTGACTTGGGTATAAATGCTGCTCAAGCACAAGCAGAAGTTTATGCATATTTACAAATGGAAAATGAAATGATTGAGAACGGTAAAGCACCTACACATCAAATGACGATGAAATGGTTAGAAGCTTGTGCAGATAAGTGGGCAGATGATCCTAAAGTATTTGCAGATTATAGAGGATTTAATATTATGGATAAACAGTCATTGACAAATGTTCCTCTTTTAGAAGAAGATAAAGAATAGGAAATAAAGATGGCATACCAAGTCGTAAAATACAGATTAACCGCAGAAGGTAAAATACCTTCCTTTATACATTTTGGTGCAAATAGTATGCATGGTTATTATGGTGTAAAAGATTTGGGATTAAATAAAGATAGACAATATAATACTGGAAAAAGATCAATGGTTTATATAGGTATTGCATCTGATGGAGCAACATTAACAGGAACAGATCAGGGTGATGCTGAGGTTATTCCAACAAAGGATCTTTTAGAAAATTATCTTTATGATTTACATCACATTATTGATTGTGGTTGGCAAGATCAACGAGAGACAGAAATTTTATTGGAATCTGGTTTACTTGCCGAATCTGTAAATAAAGGTTTGGGTTATGTAGAGGGTGATTATATAGGATTGGAAGGTGATACTACTTGTATTGACTATGTTACTGCTGCAAATGAGTTTTGGACTAAACTAGACGCCTTAAATGCATGATTAAATCCCCTTAAATCATAAATAGGTGACAACGATTCTATGAAATAAAGGGAATAATATGGCAACACCATCAACTAAAGCTACACTAAAAACATATTGTCTACGAGCCTTAGGTTATGGAGTTATTGATATTAATGTCTCTGATGACCAAGTTGATGATCGTTTAGATGAAGCACTTCAATATTTCGCGCAATATCACTATGATGGTATTGAAAGAATGTATCTCAAACATCTAATTACGTCAGATGATGTAACCAGAGCAAGGTCAGATGCATCAACAACAGCAACAGATACGATTGACAGTAGTATAACTGCCACTTGGAAAGAGGGCAAGAACTGGATTCCTGTTCCTGATTCTGTTGTTTCTGTTGTAAAAGTATTTCCATTTACTGATACTGGTGGTGGAAGTAATATGTTTGATATTCGTTATCAACTACGATTAAATGACTTGTTTGATTTTTCATCAACTTCTGTTATTCATTATGATATAACAATGCAGAATATTGATTTACTAGAACACATATTAGTAGGCGAAACACCTATTCGTTTTAATCAGCATCAAAATCGTCTTTATATTGATATGGATTGGGAAAATGATGTAACAGCTGATGTTGATTATATCATTATAGAATGTTATCGAAAACTTGATCCAACTTCCTACACAGACATTTATGATGATATTTATCTCAAAAGATACGCAACTGCACTTATCAAACGACAGTGGGGTGCAAATTTATCCAAGTTTGCAGGCGTAACAATGCTTGGTGGTGTTACAATGAATGGTGAAACTATATTTACACAAGCTCAAGAAGAATTAGAAAAGTTAGAAGAACAGATACAACTTGCATTTGAGTTGCCAATTAATTACATGATAGGTTAGTCGTATGGCTGTCAATTCCTTTTTTCATACAAGTAATGTTGCTGCACTACAGACTGAAAAGAATTTATATTCAGATTTGATTGCAGAGGCAATACAGATTTACGGACATGATGTTTACTATCTTGATCGTACACTTGTTGCTGAAGATACGGTTCTTGGTGAAGATAATCTTGCCAAGTTTACAACACAGCATCCAATAGAAATGTATATTGAAGATTCCGAAGGTGGATTTACTGGCGATAAAGAATTGATGAGTCAGTTTGGTTTGCAAGATTTAAGTGAAATTACTTTTGTTGTGAACAAAGTACGATTTCAAGACTTAGATAGACAGGTGCAAATTGAGTCAGGTACGGACACAAGTTCTAGTGGTTCTATATTACTAGAGGCTGGAACAATTGACCAATCATCTTCTTCAACAACTTTAACAACTGTTACTGGTGATAACAATTTTTATATTATTCAAGATACAGCCGCAACTGATGCTGACAGACCACAAGAAGGTGATGTAGTTTATCATCCAATTCTTGACAGGTTATTTGAAATTAACTTTGTAGACCATGATGAGCCATTTTATCAACTGGATAATAATCCAGTATACAAATTACGTTGCCGTATGTTTGAGTATAGTTCAGAAATTCTTGATACTGGTATCTCAGACATTGATGCAGTTGAAGATAACTTAACTGTTGATGCACTTGGATATCAATTAACTCTAGAGCAATCATCAGCTGTCAATGAAGATATAAGACTTGAATTTGGTATTGCAGATACAGCTGGATTGTTATTAGAAGAAACGGATGGAGACAATATAATTGGAGAAAATGATAGTACATCTGTTGGTGAAAGTATACTTCTTGAAAATCCTGCTGATAGTGGCGACTCAGGATACCTAATACAAGAGGACTATATAGTTGGAGACTTTAGTACAGACAAGACATCACAGAATGAACTATTTGAGGTTCAAAGTAGAACAATTTTAGATTTTAGTGAATCTAATCCATTTGGTGATGTGGGGAGTGAAACATAATGGAAAGTAAATTTATAATTAGTTTAGCTGTTGGACTTGCATTACAAGCCGCTGCTGCTATTTGGTGGTTAGCAACATTAAGTGCAACTGTACAACATAACGATTTTCAGATCCAAATGATCGCAAAAGATGTTTCCAAAAACTCGTCTTTTGTCGAGCTTTGGCCTGCAGGCAAGTGGGGCTCAGGTTCTTTACCATCTGATGTTCGCCAAGATTTAAAAATTGGCCAGTTGGAAATGATGGTTCAAAAGTTAAATGATAAAATATATAATGGCGATTTCATGGGTAGGAATTAGGGAGAAATGTCATGCTAGGACAGCAGTTCTACCACGAAACAATTAGAAAAGTCATCGTTTCTTTTGGAACAATGTTTAATGATATTCAATTGGTTCGTAAAGATAACTCTGGTGTTATAACACAATCTATGAAAGTTCCTCTTGCATATGGCCCAAGAGAAAAGTTTTTAGTAAGATTGCGTGAGGATGCAGACTTGACAAAACAAGTTGCAATTACTTTACCACGAATTGGATTTGAGATTAAAAATCTTGCTTATGATTCTGGACGTAAATTAAATCGTGTTCAACAATTTAAAAAGGTTAAAGGTTCAGAAACAAAACAATTAGATGCACAATATATGCCTGTTCCTTATAATCTTGAGTTAGAACTGTATGTCATGGCAAAACAGTCTGATGATGCATTGCAGATTGTAGAACAAATACTTCCATACTTTCAACCAGACTATACATTGACTATTAATGATATGGCAGATATGGGAATTAAAAGAGATGTTCCTGTTGTTTTAAATAGTATAGGATATGAAGATAGTTATGAAGGTGATTTTACTTCTCGTAGAGCATTAATATATACACTTTCTTTTACTGCTAAATTTTATCTATACGGCCCTGTTACTTCCAGTAAGGTTATCAAAACAGTTCAAGTCGATCAATATACAGATTTGGAAGAAACTGCACCAAAACGCGAACAAAGATATACTGTTACACCAAATCCAAGTACAGCCAGTGCAGATGATGATTTTGGATTTAATGAAACTACATCATTCTTTGAGGACGCACAAAATTATGATCCAGAAACAGGTGAAGATAAGTAATGACTAAAGAAAATATGCTAAGTATTGATAAAGCACTTGGTATTGTAGAAAAAGTTAATCCAAAGATTATAAATTCAACTTCTTCTGAAAACTTACCAGTGGTTTCTATATCTGATGAAGAAGATATAGAAAATGATTATAACTATCAAAGACAAAACTTTTACAAACTAGTCGATCAAGGTTCTAATGCTATTGAGGGTATACTGGAACTTGCAAAAGAAGGTGAACATCCAAGAGCGTATGAGGTGGCTGGAAATCTTATTAAACAGGTTGCAGAAGTAACCGAAAAACTTGGTGATTTACAAGAAAAAATGCGTAAATTAAAAGAAGTGCCAAATAATGCACCAAAGAATGTAACAAATGCTTTATT